TCACTGAAATCATCAATACTCAGAACCCTATTACCAAAAGATTCGTTATAATCTACAAGAATTTTATTATCAAAATTAATTTGATCGGAAGTTAAATTACTATCAACATAAAATGAATTTTCTGATACGTTATCAAAATCGTGCCAACAATGAATACTTGACTCACTAATGACATCAATGACAACTTCAACATCAGATTGTGCAGAAGTTACAACTAAACCACCTGGGGTTTGTTCTGTAGATTCTACTCTTAGATCTGCAAACTTTGCAAGGCCTGCAACGTGACCAAGACTACTGACCGCATCATCCCACTTATCAAAAGCTACACTGGATTTAAGTGAATATGAAAGATTTTGATAATATTCATTATTCGGAATTCTCTGAAGACTATCATTCAAGAATCCAGAGTTTGTTTTCCAACCATTAACAAATGTCGTTCCTGCACCCGTCGAAACAGTTGAATTGAAGTTTAATTTGTTCTGAACAATGACTTCTGTTCCAGAAGACCCACCAATAACTTTAGAACCAATTTCAAATTCATTAGGAGTAGAAACTACTAATCTTCTGTTAGTTGGATTCCATCTTTCAACAACACCTTTCTTAGTACCAGAAGTTACAACCTCGTCAATATTGAATTGATTTGGTTTTAAGGTAATGTCAAATACTGGGAAGTCGCTTTCAGGAATTGCTCTACCTACAGATCTTGTAGGATCCATTATACCTGGGTTCTCACCAGACCTTAGGTATCCATTAAGATTGTAGTCGAAGTATGCACCAGAACCACCAATTTGAGAATCAAATCCAGTTACTTCGAATAATGTATAGTTGTAATTTTGAGAATTGTATCCCCTACCTGTAGAACCGATACCAATAGAGATACCTTCGATCAGTACCTTTTCTCCGGTTCTGTATCTAAAGTTTTGTGGTTCACTAAACTGAGCACTCAAAAATACTCTGACATTTTTAGTAGCTTCTGTATAGACAACTGAAGAAATACCTACACCGTTAGAGTTTTTAACTGGGATGATCGTTGGAATGTTACTATAAAGACCATTAGTATTTTTAAGAATCTTGACTTCAGTATCACCAAGAGTGTATCTGATATCTACATTCTCAACAACTTCACCAGTAAATCCATCAAGAATAACTAATTCTGGATTTACCAGATAATTTTTACCAGAAGAAGTGATACCAATACTATCAAATGACTGTAGTGCTTCTACTTCCAAAATCTCTGGAACATTTGTAACAACTTTAAGTGTTTGATCAGTGGGATAATTAAATCCAATATCCTCAAATTTGGTAGAAAGAACTTCACCAATACTTTCACTGGTTAATGTGATTATTGCATTACTACCAATACCACTTCTTATTGAAGTAATACCAGGAAACTCTTTATAACCGGTACCACCGTCACTAACATCAATTTTTGCAATAGGACCAAATGTACTTCTAGAATTTGTGGTGTACTTACAAATCGAATTAGAAGAATTGTATAGAGAAACATCGGGCACATCCTTAATACTATATTCAAATGTGGTTGTTCCTACACCAACAATGTTATAGTTACCATCATATAGTGACTTAATAACTTCAATACCGTTATATGAACTTACGTCTTCATCAATAACAAGATCTGATTTGATTGATGGAACAATATTCAAGAAGTCCACATCAAACTTGTAGTATAATTGTGTTGGGACAGAATCACGAACATTTAACTTGAGAGTTGCTGTTGTATCAATACCAGGTCTCCCACTCTTGACAACATCAAAAGTACTTGTTTTACCTGCAGTAAAGAAGATATTTGAATACTCTCTGTCAGAGAATAGATTCATATCAAAGGCAGAGTATCTGGCCCCACCACTAATAAATGATAATGAACTGTCAGAAAGATCGAACGTAAGTGTATTATTTTTCTTGGTTTGAACCTGTGGATTAATCTTGGAGAGTGTTCCAGTAGAGGCACTAGTAATATCAATGAAGTTTGGATTCTCTAAGTTGACCTCATATTTTTCTCTTACTAGTCTTACCATAGTGTCGTTGAAAGGAACTATGTAATAAATTGTATTATCTTCAAGACCACCAGAAGGGGATGATGAAGTGTGAATAACTTTGTCTCCAAGTTTAAAGAACTCATCGGAGAAGGTAATAGAGTTTCTTACAATATCCACATCACCGGCAGTAAATGATCTTGGATCAAATACAATTCTTCTATTATAATCATCATACTTAACAATTACTGTATCTTCTAAATTTGGTTTAATTTCAACATTAACTAAATCTCCTCTTACCAACCCATGAGTGGAAGAAGTTGATACTGTTACAGTATTTTTGGAAACCTCTGCAGTAACTACCTTGTTGAGGTTTGTGGTGAACTTATGAGTATTACCAGTACCAACATTGGTAAAGTAAAGAAGTGATGTGGAAGTATTAACACCAACATAAACTCCAGTACTACCAAGTCCTACTTTATTGGAACTAATACCAATACTATTCTTAGATAGTGGAACTGCATAAAGTTTTTGGTATGTTGAGAGATTTACATAACCTGCAGATGTTCCATTCCAAACCTGAACAGATGATCCACTGTTTGTAGAGTACAAGATTGGATCATTCAACTTCAAATCATGGTCAGGATAGTAAATACTTTGTGGTTGAACAAATACCTGAGTCAGACCAACACCTGGGTTTGAGAATGTAATGGTATTACCAATACCTGTTCCCAATACAGTTCCAAGACCAACAGACTCTGCAGGATCAAAGTAGAGAATATTGTTAATATTGAATGTTCTAGTAGTTTTTAATGTACCAACATTGATACTAAACTTTTTAGGATCCTCAAAGAGGATGGAAGAGTTTGTATGTGGAGCACCATTAGATCCTTCTACAGCTCTTTGAACTCTGATTCTTCCTGTCTTCTTGTCAATGTTTAGAACTTTTACTTTCTCATTATCAACTTTAAAGATATCATCTGGTCTGATATATGGGAACTCAAGGAGACCATTAACATATAGATATCCAACATCATTAGTATTTGCAGTAGAAATACCAAGAGTCAATACAAAGTTGTCAGTTCTAACACCTACACGATAAGACTTATCAAATCCTCTAAAGTAAGATGAAAGACCACTTACGTTGACAACATCATTATTGTTGAATGAGTGAATCTGTGTCGAGAAACCAATGAAGGATCCATCATTAAAGGGCACAAATTCAATATCATAAAATATCGTTGATGCAATACTTACAGTATCAATTGTCTTACCATCAAGTGATGTGACTCTTGCTTGAGCACCATTACCACCACTATTCGAATTATCAAATACTACAGAATCGTTGATCTTATAGTTAGAACCACCGGTCAATATACCTACACCTTCTATAACACCCAGAGACGCTGAGGTTACCTCTATAACTTGTTTGTTGACAATATTGGAGTTGAAGATATAGTTATACCCATTTTCTTCATTATCAAGGTTATAGTAATATGTGTTTCTCAACCAACGATCACTTTGAATATCGTATTCAGTTTGATTAGAAGATGATCTGAAATTAAAGTTGTTCGGAACTGAATGATATGAATCACCAATCAGATAAGGGAACTGTGGTCTTCTGAATCCTTGGAAAGGGCCAATAGAATCGTTGATTCTATTAATAGTTGCAAAGTATGCATAGACACCATTTGGATAATCTGGTGTTACACAAAATCTACCGTTGTGTTCATCAAGATCGCCACCTCCAGTGTAGACGTAATCTTCAACGAAGAAGCCTAAAGAATACTGGGAGGCAGATGGTCTGTTTACAATGTTAGACCTTAATTCATATCCAGACTTCATCTCCCTTACAAAACCTGAACCAGAAGCTTCAGTGAAACCATATGGGCCATAAATTGGATTACCATCATATGCCCAACCAATAATTGGTGAGTGAAATATATTTGAAACCTCAACACCATTTACCAGAGTGAGATCTGGAACACCATAGTTGGTATTATCTTCATCAGTTCCAGTAATGACAAAAGTATTCTGTCTTAATGGACGTGGTGCATACAAACAAGAGTATTGCAATTCATCATCACTAATACTATTATCAAGAAAACCATCATCATCACCAATGACATTGAGATTTCTTTCGAATATGTTGATATTCCACTGGTTAATCATTGGATCAACCACAACTTCATTACCGGCAGCAGTTACCTTGATGGATGTTTTATCGGGAACATAACCTGCACCAGCTTTGATAATTTTGACAGCTACAATTCCACCATTCTTAAGAACTGGAGTAAGAACTGCATTCTTACCAGTTGATGTTTGAAGTTCAAGATCAGGAGGAGAGTTATATCCACTTCCAGAATTATTAACCAACACATCTACAATCTGACCATTGTTAACAACAGGGATCAGAATTGCACCAGAACCACTAAAGAGTGTTACTACTGGTTTTCTATCAAAGTTAATAATTTCAGATGAACCATAACCAATACCACCATTAGTGATATCAATAGATTCTACATTACCTCTGAATACTGGTTGAACCTGACATGAAAAGTCTTGATCAGTTCTAGTAGAAACACCAGTTATACCATCAATACTAACGGTAATAGGTTGATAGTTAAATGAACCTGAACCAATGGATCTTAAGTCAACAGAAATATTTTTGTCATAGTAGAAATTAGGATTAGTACCACCAGTTCCAACTTCTGTCAATGAGAATCTATCATTATCAAGTCTTACAACATAATAGTTCTTTGATTCTACAAGACCATCAATAGGTGTGGAACCTGCAGCATACCTTACAACCTCTTTTGTGGAGTAACCATGATTACTAATAGTAAACTCATTTGCTGCAGTATTAACACCAACAATACTTCTCTGTTTGTTTTCATATCCAGTACCAGGATTAGTTACAACAACAGAGGTGACAATATTCTTAAGTGTGGAAGATTGGAATCTATGAACACCATTACCAAAGAACCGTAGAGGGACTGTATTAATACCAGCAACAGAGTCATCAATGGTTTCATAAAGTTTTACAGTCTTACTGTCTATGACTCCAACGTGATATGAGGCGGCAGTAGAAAGACCTCCAACGGCATTCTGACCATCTGTTAGATAGATTACTTCCTCACTGTCTCTAAACTTGTGATAGGTGGAAAATCCAATGGTACTAGATCCCAAACTTACCTGTGCAGAATTCTGTTCTGCATTAAATGATACACTATGAGTTACAGACGAAAGTCTAACTTCTGCGGATGCATTAATACCATTACCACCAGATATGGAGACAAAGGGTCTGTCTTGGTAATCAAAACCACTATCGAGAATATCAATTCTTTCTAACTGACCCTTGACATTTACAGTACCAGTTGCACCAGTTCCTACATTATCATCAATTCTTACGATAGGGGGATTGATAATATCATAACCCCTTCCACTATTTGTAATTTTAAGTTCGGTTATATTACCATAATTCACTTTGTTAGGAGATTTATAGTTTAGAATCTCTACACCATTATTCAGAATACCGGTGTATCCAGAAACAGTTTTATATTCACCACTCTTGTTTATAGGTGATAGTATTTCTCTATAGATTGATTGCGGTTCAAATGTTTTATTGTAGAAATTGAAGTATTCAAATTTGACTTTTGATACTGTACCATTCAATGTAACAAAGATATCATTAAAAAGATTTGATCTACTTTTTGAAAGTTTGATACTAAGACTATCAACTCTCTTGACATAGAATACACCTTCAGTAACATTATCAAATGTTGATAGAACTGATGTAGTAATTGTATTTCCATCACTATCTGTGGTTGTAGTGATAGATTTACCTGGAGTGTAGTAGATAGCATCACCAGTATAAAAACCATGCTCACCACTATTCAACAGTTGAATAGTATTATTAGTCGCAGTACCACTAAATGTCAAAGATCTGTTATATGGATTTATTAAAACATTTCTGTATGATGGAATTGAATTGGATGAAACAAGAAGGTCGTCATTAAACTTAGAGTAAGTATTCTGAACATTTGTAAAATACTTATTCAAATAAGAATACTTCGTCGAGTTTGTATAAAGTATTTGGTTCTCTGCTCTATACTCTTTTGACGAATCAAGTAACGTTTGTGTATTTACTGAAAACTCTTTTCTAGAAGAGATTGCCGAAACAGTTCCTTCGGTAATAATATTATTTTTATCAATAAAGTGAACTTTATTACCAATCTCTAAGAGATGATCTTCATTTAAAACAATACTATATTTTTTTGAACTAAGATCAGTTAAATTGAATGATTGTACTTTCCAACCAGTTTTAATATTTAAATTCCAGTTTTTTGTTTTCTCTGTATTCTTCTCAATACCAATAGACTGAATTTGAATTGTATCATCCTTCTTTAGAGAAAAGTTCTTCTCCTCAAAGGTAATGTTCTTAAGTGCTGTAGAGATCTTTACCTCAATCTTCTCTTGAGACTCACTTTGATCGACATATGCATAAGCAAGATTGTATAGGGTAATATCTGTTCCCTTTTTGATTATATTACTTACTGGAGAGACGTTAAAAAACTGATTATTGTTTTTGGTCGAGTATGATGCAATATACTCATTGGTATCAACATCAACAGTGTCTAATGTTCCTTCTTCTGGAAAACCAACTGTCGAATCTACATCAATGTATGTTGAACCAATTGAAACGTCATTTAGAACTTTTGTCTTTTGATTTGGTACAAAAGAACCTAAAACAGTACCGTCTACATTGATATCTCTCTGATACCCAAGATCAAGACTGACTTGATAGTAAACTACTCCATTATATACGACGGGTCTGACATTACTTACAGAACCTCTGGCCCCACTACTGTCCTGGAAAAGAGTTTTATTCCTGAGATCCATAGGATCACCAAGATATTGCTCAACAATAATATCATTGGTTACCTTGAAGTTTGCATTGGAAGGTCTTAATAGAAACTCACTGGGTCTGATAACCTCTACATCTTCACCATAAAGTGCTCTGAAAAGAATTTCAAAGGATCTATCAGTTCCTTTTGATTTATAAAAACTATCTGAATGATATATAAAGTTCTCTTGATTCAATCCAGAATATAAAGTTCTATCTTCAAAACCAGGGACAACTTGTGACTTTAGTTTTAATAAAAACTTTTGTAAGAAGAGAATATTTAAATTCTTTATTTCTGCATTTTTAGTGTGAGTATCAGCCTCTGTTGTAGTGAATACTAACTCATCGGGAGTGTTGGATCCTTCATATGACGTTACTGCACTAAAACCCCTTCTACAGTTCTCAAAAGTTATATCAGTTTTATATTCGTAGTAAATAATCTCATCGTCAATCTGAATCAAACCATCTCTAGTTGGAAATCCTTCGGTAAAGTTTTCTGTAGAGTTTGTCGTAATTGTCGTATCAGTATATGATAAATCTGCACCAAGAATTGTGGAGGTTTTGAGGTGGGTTAATTCCTCAACCTTTACATATTGGTCAATATTCTGAACAATGTCATACGTTCCACTTTCAAATTCTTGTGAAACATAATACTGTTTTAAGAAATCAACAAGAAGTGGGTAGTCGTCTCTAACATAGTCGGGAACTTGACTCTCGACAATATTCTGGAACTTAATTCTATCTACTGACATTCTTTATTATCTGATGAGAGATCCGTTTGTATAACTGGATGATACTATGTAATTTGTACCCGAAATATCATTACCAGAGGAAATGTTATCGGAGATGGTACTTATTGTGGATTTTGAACTGTCCAACTGTAAGTAGAGATCCTGATAACCGATTACATCGTTTGAATATGGAGAAATAGAAATTTCAATTAGTGGAACAGCCCTACTCACAACTGTTGATATAATATTGATTGGATTCAGTTTAATTTCACCTTTAACATAATCAATAGTTCCAATTGACTGTTTCAATATGACAGGTTCTGTTGGTGAGTTCAACTTGAACAAGAATATGGATCCTGTCTTCAAATCAGTGTTTGGTCTATCACTGAGATAAACGGTATCACTGATACCACTAACCTTAAATCCTGATGATTTAATGTTATAACCAAGTTCACTCTTGACGTGGAAACGATTTCCGTAACAAATTTCATATTCGGTAAAACTATTTAACACAGGTTCCAAATCCCTTCTCATGGTCACTGTGGTGATATTTGAAGTTACCGAAATATTACTGTCATCAATAATTTTTTGAAATTTACTATACTTAAATCTTGCACCGAATCTATTCAATCCCCCAGATTTTGAATATCTATCAATGTTCTGAATGATCAATGTCCTAACAAAATCAGCAGAAGGTGCAACTTCTGGATTGTAATATACTTTGACATCAGTCTCAACATACAAATACTTTAGATCAACAATCTCTGGAAGAATACCGACAACAGAATATTTCTTCAAATCATCAATAAGATTCTCTTTGATATCGGTAGAAAGATATACTCCATTATTTGGTTTCACACTTATAAAGACCTTACCATATGCTGGAGGTGTCAGAACCTCTCCACCAAATGCAGATACAGATTCAGTCTCTGTATAAAGTTTAGGAACAAGCGCTTCATAGTCGGCTGCAGTAACTGCCCTGTTCTGTGATGCATAGATCTGTGTTGAATATTTCTTAACGGATTCGGTAGATTCAATATCCTTTCCACCATAGGAAGCAGTATTGATAGTTATCAGTGAGATACCGTTGTTAACTGTAATACCATTATTATCTACCAGAGTACCAGAGAATCTAAATCTATTAATACCATCTGCAACCGAACCAGCACAAACTGGGTAACTAACACTAATATAGTTTGGTTCTTCTAACTTTTTACCAAATACACCATCACCAAATAAGACCTCATATCTTTCACCATCTGTTTCTTTGAGGAAGTATACTGAAGAAGTATCATCAACCTCAAACAAACTATCAGCTAGTGTATATTTCTGTTGAATTGAAGATGTCTCCGACTCTCTTACAATGACACTTATCAAATCAGTATCAATACCTACATTAGAAAGAATAAACTTCTGGTTAGGAAGTCTAGAACTTACCGTGAATGATTGGGTAATATATGTTCCTTCATAAACGTCAATATTCTCAAACTTTGCAAACCCATCAGAATCTACTGGTACAGTAACAGAACTAGGAACTATAAAGGTAAAGTTCTGACTTGAAAACCTTACGCTACTTGTAACACAGATACCAGAATTTAATGTGATAGATGAGGCGCTAGTCCCTCTTGCATCAATAGAGAAAGTAATGTTTGCCCTCGATGCTTTCCTAGATCTTGGAAGATACCCAATGTTTCTTGCCAAGGAGACAACATTCTGTCTCAACGTAGCACTATCAATGAACACTTCATTTGCCACCATATTGGTGTTATATGAAGTGAGATATGTGTTATACGCTAACACATCAACAATTGTTGAAAGGTTGGACCCTTCAAAGTCGTAATCAGTAAAGTTTGAATTCGCTTTAAGATAATCCTTAATCGAAGTCTTTATCTGATCAAAATCTAAACTACTGAAATTTACTAAAGGCATCTATCTACCTAGTGGGTTCTAATGCTAATGTTAATTCCTGTGTCGGAACATTTATTCCAACAACTTCATACTGAATAGTTGCATCCATTGTAGCCTCATCATAGTTGGGTTTAACTAAGACTTCAATAATCTCAACTCTGGGTTCATAATTTTCAATAACTAAAATAATTTCATCACGAATGATAGTTGCTGTTTGTTTATCCATGTTCTCAAAGAGAAGATCATAAACACCAGAACCTAAGTTAGGTTCAAATGGTCTTTCCCCCCTCTTTGTCAGAATCAAATTACGAATCGATCTTGCAATTGCAGTCGTATTTTTAATTGCAATCAAATCATTATTCAGGGGGTTAGTCTGAAACGAAGCACTAATGTCCTTAAATTCTTGACTGACCCTTTGAACTGGCACAACAATACAGGAATACTGTCTTTATTTAGACACTATTTTCAATATTCGTTTAATACTATCTGTTGAGCACCACAAGTACACTGATGATCAGGGTGAGAACAATCAGTTGTTTCAAAAAGTCCATCAGTGTTCACCTTTTTCTTTGTGTTCTTTGGTGTGAGATTATCATTTGCAATCTCACGAAGCATGTTGTCTTGATTTTCCATCTATGATAAATCCCCTACGGTGATAACCTTTATCTTCTATGTATCTGTATCCACTTGATTCTTCTAACTCTGGGATCTGCTGATCATCCCATACAGGAATAGCAATTGTATTGTTATATCTAAAGTTTGGGTTTCTTCTAAAGTGAACCTCAATTAACTTACCACCAATAAATTCACAATTAATCCACTCATACTTATCTCCTACATCATTCAAGACCTCTGGGAACTCCACAGTCCTCTCTAAGGCCTCCCATTTAGTCCATTGGTAGAGTTTATCTTTACTGTCTCTAGTACCTCTTACAACTAATTTTGATTGTTTGTTCTGATAATCGACTGAGATATGTTCTCCTTCAAATATCTCACACCAAAACTCTGCAGGATGTAAATGTTCTGTGTCTTTCGTTATCTCTTCTATCTTACTGTATCTACTCATACCCAAGATATTAAAACATGGGCGAACAATATAAAAACCAGGGTTAGGAACTTCTAGTCCAGCTGGACCACAAGTATAACCTAACACCTGGCTTAGTTGTAATTTATTATAAACCCACAGGTCTTCTGGATGAATTGAAAACCATTCTTCAGACACTGTGAGATGATAACTCATTTACCTTGACCCCTATACCTCTTCTTTGCACCATTGCGAGAAGTTGCACTGAGTAGTGTATATTGTGAACGACCTTGACGGGTCTTCTTTGGTTTTGCGGGAATATAGTTCCCACCTTTCATCATAG